ACGAAAAGGCTATGCTGAATTATTGGAATCGTACGATTGAACCCGTTCTCACGGCTGTTGTTGAAGCTATGCGGCGTAGTTTCTTGACTAAGACTGCACGAACTCAAATGCAACAGATCCAATTCTTCAGAGATCCCTTCCGTCTGGTCCCGATTGAGAACATCGCCGAGATCGCTGATAAGTTTACCCGCAATGAGATCATGACGTCGAACGAAATGCGACAAGTGGTCGGTATGGCTCCGCATTCTGATCCGAAAGCGGATAAGCTGGTCAATAGCAACATGCCAAATGCTAGTCCTGAATCTGATGGGGCTTCATCAAACGATACTCCACCAACAACTAAACTAGCGCCTATTCTGGTTCCAAGATCAAGGAAGGACGTTCAAAATGGGAGTAGAGGCTAAGCCCGATTTTAGTGGCTGGGCCACAAAGGTCGGACTCAAATGTTCCGACGGTCGAACGATCATGCCGGATGCTTTCAAGCATCAGGATCAGGCCACAGTTCCGCTGGTTTGGCAGCATGGGCATAGCGAGCCCGCTAATGTACTTGGGTATGCGGTGCTCCACAATCGTGGAGAAGAAGGTGTTTATGCCTATGGGTATTTCAACGACACCGATGCGGCCAAGAATGCAAAGGTTCTTGTTCAGCACGGCGATATCAAGTCGCTTTCTATCTATGCAAATAGTCTCGTTGAGCGGGCTAAGCAGGTGTTCCACGGAACTATTCGCGAATTAAGTCTCGTTCTTTCTGGAGCAAATCCCGGAGCGTTAATCGATAATATTACTCTCGCTCATGCCGACGGAGATATGGTTACGCTCGAGGACGAGGCAATTATTTATACGGGTCTCGAGCTCGTGCATAGCGATGAATCGGATGATACCGCAGACGATGACGCAGAAAAAGATAACGAAGATGACGCAGATAAGGACGCTGCGGATAAGGACGCTGCAGATAGGGATGATACAAGTGTGGAGGAGGCACTTGGGCATTCCGCAGACGATCCGACTGTTCAGGAAGTCTATGATTCATTTACTCCAGAGCAAAAAGAGGTTGTTCATTACATGATTGGTGCCGCTTTGGAGTCTGCTGGCGAGGATCTTAAGCAGTCATCTACCACCCCTAATGATGATGCTGAAGATGACACTGTTGTTCATACTGATAAAAATGAAGAGGAAGGACGTCGCATGTCTCGGAACGTCTTCGAGCAGCAGAACGGAGGTAAGACGGTGGATGACGAAAATGCGCTGACGCACGATGCGCTGAAAGGGATCGTTGCAGAGGCCAAGAAGACTGGTTCATTGAAGGAAGCCTTCGAGGATTATGCCTTCAAGCATGGTATCGAGAACATCGACGTTCTCTTTCCGGACGCCCGTTCGGTTACCGATACCCCCGAGTTCGATAGTCGCCGGGTCGAGTGGGTTTCCGGTGTTCTAGACGCAACTCGGAAGTCGCCCTTTACGCGCATCAAGTCGATCATGGCTGATCTTACCTATGACGACGCTCGTGCACGTGGTTACATCAAGGGTAACTTCAAGAAAGAGGAATGGTTCGGAGTCTCGAAGCGCGTGACGACCCCGAGCACGATCTACAAGAAGCAGAAGCTCGATCGCGATGACATCATCGACATCACCGACTTCGATGTCGTGATGTGGCTTAAGGCCGAGATGCGCCTTATGCTCGACGAAGAGCTTGCTCGTGCAATTCTCATTGGCGATGGTCGTCTTGTCGATGACGAAGATAAGATCAAGGATCCTATGGGAGCTCTCGAGGGTGCTGGTATTCGCTCGATCCTCAACGATCATGATCTCTATGCCGCCACGGCTACTGTTGACGATGGTGCTACGTCGATTCAGACGGTCGACGCCGTTGTCAACGCGATGAGCTTCTACAAGGGTTCGGGTTCTCCGACCTTCTACACGACTCTTCCGCAGCTCACGTCGCTGCTTCTTACTCGTGATCAGTTCAATCATCGCATGTGGAAGACTCCGGCAGAGCTCGCTTCTGAGCTTGGGGTCGCGAACATCGTTACGGTCGAAGTCATGGAGAGCGAGACCGATCTCATCGGTATCATCGTGAACCTGCGCGACTATACGCTCGGCACGGACAAGGGTGGAGAGGTCAATTTCTTCGACGACTTCGATATCGATTACAACCAGTACAAGTACCTCTATGAGACTCGCCTTTCGGGTGCTCTTACGAAGCTGCGCTCGGCAGTCGTGATCAAGAGGTCGGCCGCTGGTACTGCTCCGGTTGTTCCGACGGCACCGAGCTTCGATGGTTCCGAGATCACGATCCCGACGGTGACCAACGTCACGTATAAGGATCGTTCGGACGATAGCACAGTGACGGGTACGGTTGCTGTTGCTGAGAACGAGACGGTTACCATCTATGCTGTTGCTGACTCGGGCTTCTACTTCGCAAACAACGTCGACGACGAGTGGGCGTTCACGAATCGCGGGTAGTAGAAAGTAGGCCCCTATGGCAAGATTCTATGGTCGTGTTGGGTATGGCGTATCTGTAGAAACTCTTGACGAAGATGATGTGGGCACTGGGGTATGGGTAGACGAGATTGTCGAGCATTTATATTATGGAGATGTTGTTCGGAATGCAAGAAATCTCCAAGAAGGAGAAAATCTCAACTTCGACCTTAGTGTTCAAAATTCAATCAGTATCTTGGCCGATGCCTACGCTAATGAACACTTCTTTGCCATTCGTTATGTGGAGTGGGCGGGGACTTTGTGGACAGTTTCTTCTGTCGAAGTGCAGAGTCCTCGCCTACTCTTACGATTGGGGGAGGTGTATAATGGGCCAACGCCTGGACCTGCAGAGACTCCTTGAGGAACTTACTACTAATGTATATTTCCAGCCGCCTACAAATATTCAATTAAACTATCCATGTATTATTTATAAACGTGACTTTGCCGATACAAAATTTGCAGATAATAGACCATATGCGCATAAGCGGCGGTATATGGTCACTGTCATTGACCAAAATCCTGATAGCGATATCCCAGGAAAGGTCGCGACATTACCCATGAGTTTGTTCAATCGATTTTATACAGTTGACAATTTAAATCACGACGTATTTAGCATTTACTTCTAGGAAAGGAAAACGATGGCACCTTTGACCTGGGATCAGGTCGGCGAACGACTGTATGAGACTGGTGTCGATCACGGTGTTCTGTACATTCCAAACGGCTCTGGTATTTACGATACGGGTGTTGCCTGGAATGGTCTTACCGCGGTCACTGAGTCTCCCGCAGGTGCAGAGGCTTCGCCGCAGTATGCTGACAACATCAAGTATCTCAATCTCGTTTCCGCTGAAGAATTCGGCGCAACCATCGAGGCGTTTACGTATCCGGAAGAGTTCGGACAGTGCGACGGTACGTCTGCGCCCGCTGCGGGTGTTCTTCTCGGTCAGCAGGGTAGGAAGACCTTTGGTCTTTGTTATCGCACGCGTCTTGGTAACGATCTTGATGGTGTCGATTATGGGTATAAGCTTCACCTGATTTATGGCGCCCTTGCGGCTCCTTCAGAGAAGGCTTATGGGACAATTAACGATTCTCCTGAGGCTATCACCTTTAGCTGGGAAGTCGCTACGACTCCGGTGCTGGTTGACGATTACAAGCCGACGTCGGTTATCGTGGTCGATTCTTCGTTGGTCAGCGCGACCGACCTAGAAGATCTCGAGGAGATCCTCTACGGGGCCGAGGGAGTCGATCCTCGCTTGCCTCTCCCGGACGAGGTCATTAGCCTCTTCGCCGGTGCTATTACTGTGGTTCGCCTGGTTGGGGCCAACGCACCGTCGTATAACTCGGGTACGCACGTTGTTACGATCCCGAGCGTTACTGGTGTGTCGTGGCTGATCAATGGGGTCGCAGCGACTCCTGGTGCTCAGGCAGCTATGGATGTCGGTGAAGTCTCGGAAGTTTCGGCTGAGGCTGAGCCCACTTATAAGATCGAGGGCGATGACGACTGGGTCTTCGATTATTAGACCGTTTTTTTGATAGGAGACTAGAGAATGCTCACTATTGTAGTTCCTGGTACCGAAATGTTCGACGAAACGAAACAAGAGTTCGTCACCGAGGGCGACATAACTTTGGAGTTGGAGCATTCTCTAGTTTCACTGTCAAAATGGGAGTCGATATATGAGAAACCCTTCTTAGGTAAAACTGAGAAGACGACCGAAGAAGTTCTTGAATACATAAAACTCATGACGTTAACCCCTAATATTCCTCCGGAGGTTTACCAGAATCTCTCCAAAAGGAATATTGAGGATATTAACACGTATATCGAAGCCAAGATGACGGCAACGTGGTTTAATGATCCTCCTGGGGCACCAGCTAGCAGAGATGTCATTACTGCCGAACTTGTTTACTACTGGATGATCACTTTTCAGATCCCATTCGAGTGCGAGAATTGGCATCTCAATCGCTTATTTACGTTGATTCGAGTTTGTAACATCAAGCAGGCGAAGCCAAAGAAGATGAGCAGAGCCGAAATGGCTGCTCGAAATCGAGAGCTCAATGCTCAAAGAAAAGCGCAATTGGGCACAAGCGGATAGAAAGGGGGTGACATGGCGAAAATCGTGTGGGACAAAGTTGATGAAAAAACATATCAAACCGGTGTTGATCATGGAGTTCTTTATCCTCAAGATGGTCCAGCGGTTCCTTGGAATGGACTTGTTGGGATGGAAGAATCATCCAGTTCCGAACTTAAAGCGTATTATTTAGATGGTGTGAAATTTTTAGAAAATTTGTCTCCGGGGGAATTTCACGGGAAGTTAAAAGCTATTACGTATCCCGAGGAGTTCGATCAAGTATCTGGTCTCGCTATTGTTACTCCGGGACTTATCGTTACCGAACAGCAGTCGAAAAGTTTCAATTTATCGTATCGAACATTGGTAGGAAATCCCATCGAGGGTACTGATTATGGATACAAAATTCATATTCTTTACAACCTCCTTGCCAATCCTGATACTCGAACATACCAAACGCTAAGTGGCGCCGATTTACCGATGGAGTTTGTTTGGAATCTTACCGGAACTCCACCTCGGATCAATAAATTTAGACCGACTGTTCATGTAGTCATCGATTCACGTACAACACCAATCGACGTTTTGGCTTTACTCGAAGCGCGTTTGTATGGATCTGAGACAGCACCTCCGAGTCTTCCGACAATCATGGAAGTTGGAGAATATTTCGGATATTTGGGTGCTCTTCTTATCATCGTCAATGGCGATGGAACTTGGACAGCGCTCGACGAATCCGATACATATATCACTATGCTTGATGATACAACATTCCAGATTGAACATACTGATGCGGTTATT